GGTTAGCTACTCTATTTACATCCATTAAGAACATAGGATAAGTGTATTCACCAGTCGACGTTTTAGTTAATTGCATAGCAGCAACATCTTCAGGATTCAATACAACGTGTGTTGGTTCGAAGTTAGCATTTTGTATTTGTGCAATAGCAACACGAATAACATCAGAAATGTTAGGATTAACTACAGCTCCAGCAAATGTACCAGCTGAGAAAGTAACTGAATTTGTCAAGATACCGTTTATTCCTCCCATCGCACCGTTTAACAAAGCATTTTCGATTGCTTGGTCAATTGAAGCCATCAAATCTGTGTTGATTTCAGACTGAACGAAAGACAAATCAGCAAGCATTTCCTTTGAAATCTTTACAGTCCCAGCAATTTTCTTAACCTCTTCTGAAATTTCTTCATAAGACGGTTGACCTGAAACCTTAATACCAGCTTCATCAGTCCACTCAGAAGACGTTTGAACCGCTTGCGATATGTATGTTACAAACTTTGAGTTTGTGATTCCCATATTAACGATATCACGAATTTTGATAACTGGACGAGCTATTTTAGAAACACCAGCCTCTAATGTAGACAATGCGATGTTTCCTGAATAATCACCATCAATTGTAGTGTCATAAAGAGCTTTAGTCTCTAAAGACATCATTCCACCTTTCTCGGCTGTTTCTTTGATTTTTTCGATGTTAGCAACGTATGCCATTGAGATAGCCTCACCAAGTGATTTTGCTTTACGCTCTGACTTAAATCCTTTTTCAGAAATAGCCTCCATTTTACCCTCAAAACGTGCGATTGCTTTTTCGATTTCCTGACTTTTAGCTTCTAATCCTTTTAGAACTTCTACATCAGATTTCAAACCATCAAGGTCTGCTTTTGTTGGCATTGTAGCCAATGTTGCGTTGAACTTTTCGTTGATTTTTTCAACTACTTGTTCTGGTGTTAAATTGTTTTCCATTTTTCTTTTTTTTTAGTTAAATTTTACTTATTACTTCACTCCAATTGAACGGTACATCTGTTATTATTGGCTCGATAATCTGCGAATGTTCTTTTACGAACGGCTCACTTTTTGCGAGTATTAACATTTGACTGTTCAAATATTTTAATTTCATTTCCATTTCGTAAAGGCGTTCATCTGAACCTTTACCATTTGCGAGACCTTTGATAAGCAAATCAATATCGTTTGAGATTTTAACCGCCTTGTCGATTTTGTCTTCTGATTTCATTACGTCAACTACATTTGTCTCGCTATTTGCTCCAAAAGTAACCGCAGAACCTTCGTATAATTTTAACTCAGTTATTTGGTAGTAACCTTTTGACGGCAAAGTGCTGTCTTCAATCCATTTCATTTTGTCTTGTATGTATTGAAAACCGATTGAATGTTCACGAATTATTCCATCGTTATAATCGTTCCAAGCGTCCTCACCAATAGTTGAATTTCCTAATTGACCAACAGCAAAAAGACCGATTTCGTCTTCACCAAGTTCGTTAAACTTTCCGATTTGTTTTTCCCAATCGTGCCATCTTAAAAATGCTATTTTACGGTTTGATGAGCTTTCAGGACCACGCTCTAATATTGACTTCGTGAACGAACCTTTTTTTATCATATCGTTATCTGAGTCAATATTGTCGAACTTAGCCAAGTATATTGCTACTTGGCGCTTATCTGAGCTTATATCCTTTATTTCGGCTGCTCCTTTTGTTTGGTAGTTAGTTGATTTCATAGTTAAAAAGTAGTTATTGGAGTAGGTGTTTCAGGCGTTGCTGTTATCATTGACTCAGCGACTGTTTTATCGTAACCGTAATAGTTTACCAACGTGTTAACGGCTGTCTCTCTGCTCATTTGAGCTGTTGAAACCGCTGTATTAATAGCAATTATACCATTTAATCCACCTACTGTTCCCCTTAATTCTGTTTGCGCTTGGATTAATCCGTTTTGCTGCGCTGCTGCCTTGTCAATTGGCTCTAATTCATAACCAAATTCCATTGCATATTGTTCTTTTGAAATTACACCATCTGCAAGCATTAAATTATACGCTGTTACCTTCTCGGTCAACGCTTGGTATTCTGCTAATTCGTCATCTTGTAACACTGGCAAATGGTCAAAACACGCTTCAATACGAATGCCTTCTTTATCTAATCCTAATTGATGACAAATAGAATCGTACATTTGTTGCGTTTCAGGAATAATTGTATCAGTATAAACCATACGAATCGAGTCTTTAACATTGCTGAACGTGCTGCCTTTCTCACTTGAAAATAGGTTAGCATTCATTCCGTATGCATCTATAATAGCCATTTTATCAGCGTTAAGCTCTTCGAATAGCATTAAATCTCTTGTTGGATATGACATCGATTGCCAGTTAACTTGGCTTTCAGTGATTATAATCTCGTCTTTTGAACGGTTATACCAATCTTTTTGTATTTCTCTTTTCTCTTCAGGAGTCATAGGAATAGCTCCACCAATATCAGAATTTTGAGCTGACAAAATACCTATTGCACCTATATTTTCAAGTAATACATTTCGCTTGTGATAACTTGCTTTGATATTACTTAATGGATATTTCAACGCATCAATTCTGCTTGTCGGTTTGATTATGTTCATACCGTCAGTAGTTGTTAAATAAATAACATCTTCTATTGGCAAAGTCTCGATTTCGTTGTCATCGTACTCAAACTTATAACCGTCAATAAGACCGTTCACGTCCATTTGTTTAAGCGTTTTACCGCTTGTTTGGATTTGTATCTTGTTAGAAGGTAGCGGAACGAATAAATTACGTTGGTTGAATGCTCTTAAAGGACAATATCCGAACGCATTTGAGTATAAAGCATCATTTACTGATAAAGAATAGACAACATCTGACCAACTTTGAACAGGATTTGGTCGATTAACCATATCTAAAAACCAATGTTCAGTGATTTCAACGTTGTCTTTATCGTATAATTTCGGTATGTTTGAACTCATCATTGAAGCTCTCTTGTCGATTACGGCTCTGAACTCTGGAATCGTTAGAAACCACTCCCAAGCGTTGTTCGTATCAATCCAAATGGCATTTTTTACACCCCATACTTGGTTTTGTATAGGCTTTAGTCTATTGAATTGGTTTATAAATCTATTCTGTTGACCGCTGTTAACGCCAAAAAACGATTCCCAAAAATTTATCTCCATCTGAATTGATTAGAATTTAAGCAAAGTTAAGACAATTTTTTAAACATTGATTGAACAAATATAGATAATCCACTTAAGCAGTCAGGAGCATCATCATTTTTGTTCTTACCTTCCTTACTGAATGATAGTACATTTTGGATAAATAGCTCACTTTGATTGTCACCATTGCGTATAAAAATCATTGAATTCATTACGTGAGCGCTCGCCATTATTATGCGTGTTATCTTATTTTGCGTGTTATGAACTTGAAGGATTTTTGTCCGTGTTTGCGTCTGAAGTTGTCTACTAAACATTGCGCCCATACTATTCGATTCTACCCTACAATAACTTACGTTCCATTTATCCAACATTGCAGCCGTTTGTGGTATCGTTATATCGGTATTATCTCTAGTCATTAAATAGTCCACAATAAACAGTTGTTTCTTCACAATTGCACAAATTGCAACTGATGTGTAATCAGTACCTTGGTCAGATACGTCCACGTAGCCAAGACAACCTTCAATAGGGTTTGATTTCGTGATTTCGGCAAACTCTTCTTTTGATAAGAAATTAAGGTTATTAAATAGCCTACCTTTCATGTCAACTGGCTGTTGTTGGTATTCCGCTTCCCATATTTCGGGTGCTGTACGTTTCTTTTTTTCTATGTATTCAGCAGTAGTCAATACGTCCTCACAAAATGACTCACCGGCATCGTTCATAGCGCTAACAATAATCGATTTATCGTATATCTTTGACTCAATATTACGCCCTATAACATCGTTTAAAGACCATCTAGTGCCTATGTCAATACGTGCACATCCACTCTCAAATCGTGAATCGTGCGTGCTTTCCTTCCATTGATTGATTCTATCGTTCACAGTGTCACTTAATGCGTCCTCAATGCCTCGATATAAATCATCCGTTATCGCAACGTTTGACGCTCCGAACCCGATAATAGTACCACCAACACCCGCACCAAAATACCCTACTTGTTTACTTGTATTAGTGTTCCACCCTTGAAGGTTCGATTTGTCATCTGATAGGCTTACATTGGGAAATATTGAACGGTATTTATCACTCTTTACGATTGCTCGAACATCATAACTGAACTTTAAGAACAAAGTAGCCGTACAAGTGTTACGCATTACACTCTTAGTCGGATTTCTGCCAATAGTCCAAGCACAGAATAATGACGTGATATACGATTTACCTGCTCTTGGAGGCATTGAAACACTTAAACTTTTGATTTTCTTTTCTTCAATTTCTTGAAAAGCATCCGCTATTTCTTTAAGGAACGGTCTATTTACGAAAAAATTATTGTCATAAGCCAAACAAAACTCCCACAGTGAACGTCTTGATAGCTCATTTCTAAGCATTCGTTTAGCGTATTCCTTACGTTCATTCATCTTCCTTTAATAAGTCCCGTAATTCGTCTGTGGTAAGGTCTGACAAGTCTATTTCAGTGTTAGTTTGCTCGATTTGTTGGATAGGTGCGCCGTAAGCTGAGTCAAGTACCGCCTTGTAAGCATTAGTGTCCTCTTTCTCGATTGCCTTATTGATTTGTGCTAAGTGCATCTTTAACTCGTTGTCGTTTAGTGACAATAGTTCCTTTAAAATGGTGCTTCTATTGCGTACTCCTTTAGGTCTTCCTGTTGGATTTGCAACCTCTCCTTTTTTGAAT